TGCACCCACAGTACCCTGGATTGTATCTAGCAGTGTCAAGCCAGTGAATACCTTTTTAGTAATCTCTTTCTCGTGCTCATTAAGAGTAGCCCAAGACTGTACGTCATTAGCTACAGGAACCTTCTCAGGAAGCCAGAAGTTGGCAGTTAGCCTATTCCATACATCCAAATCAATTGGGTCCTCCACCTTGTTCCAGTTAATTGGTTTTACAACATGCATGATACACACTCCTCTACGTCGGTTCCTTCAATCGCTAGTTGTCTAATGCGAATGTAATAAATTGTTTTGATACCCTTCTTCCATGCGTAAATCTGTGCTCTGTTTACATCACGAGTTGTAGCGGTATCTTTAAAGAATAGCGTCAAAGACAGCCCCTGATCAACGTGCTGTGTAGCTGCTGCGTACACATCGATAATCTTTTCTGGGCCAATCTCATATGCATCCTGGAAGTATTCTCTATTTTCATTAGTCAGGTATGGTGCTGGGTAATATACCCTGCCCAACTTGCCCTCTTTACGAATCTCAATTTGAGATGCAATAGGGTGAATAGAGCTTGTACTATTATTGATATAGCTGATTGATCCCGTAGGTGGCACCGCCTGAAGGTTCTGGTTATAAATGCCATACTTCTGAATAGACTTCTGCAACTTCTTCCAGTCATCGGCATTAGGAATTTCAATTCCTGCATTTTTAAATAGTTTGGCAACCTTCTTGGTCTTGGGCTTCCAGTCGCAGCAGGTGTACTTTTCAAAGAACTCGCCCGAAGCATACTTGGAGTTTTCAAAGTTATCGAATGGCGAGCCTGTGTCTTTCGCCATCTTGTTAGAAGCCTTGAGTGCATGGAACAAAATAGTGTAGAAATAGATGTCAGTGAAGTCAATAGACTCTTCATCACCGTAGTGCATCTCTTCTTTACCGAAGTATCCGTGAAGGTTCATTTGGCCTAAGCCGATAGCTCTAGACTTCTTGTTGCCCTCAGCAATTGACATAACAGACTCAATGTAGCTGATGTCTGCAACAGAGGTCAGTGCCTTAATAGCTACCTCTACAGTCTTGCCAAAGTCTGGAGACTCCATAGCCTTGGCAATATTAAGTGAGCCAAGGTTACAGGAGATGTCCTTTCCAATCTTGTCGTATGACAAGTCGGCGTTGTACGTTGTTGGGGTGTTTACCTGAAGAATCTCAGAACAAAGATTGGACATGTTGATCCTACCTTCAACGGGGTTGGCCTCGTTTACTGTGTCTTCATATACGATGTATGGATACCCCGACTCAAACTGCAGCTCAGCAATCGTCTGGAACAAGTTACGGGCATTAATCTTTTTCTTTTTGATCTCTGCATTGTCTACCATTTCCTGGTACTTCTCTGTAATAGAAATATCAGACATTGGAACTCCGTAAACTCTTTCCACGTCGTATGGAGAAAACAGGTACATGTCTTCGTTGTTCTTGGCTAGCTCAACCGTAATGTTTGGAACAACTACCCCAAGTGACAGCGTCTTGATGCGAACTTTTTCGTCAGCGTTCTCCCGCTTGGTGTCAAGGAACTGCAAGATGTCTGGGTGGTGCGCATTAAGGTACACAGCACCCGCACCCTGACGGGCTCCTAGCTGATTGGCATAACTAAAAGAGTCTTCCAGTAGCTTCATGACAGGGAGAACACCAGAAGACTGATTTTCAATCTTTTTAATTGGTGCCCCGTGCTCACGAAGGTTGGTTAGGTTAAGGGCTACGCCCCCTCCTCGCTTAGACAACTGCAGCGAAGAATTGATGCCCCGTGAGATGGACTCCATGTTATCTTCGATACGAAGCAGGAAGCAGCTCACGAACTCGCCCCTCTGCTTCTTGCCCGAGTTGAGGAAGGTCGGCGTAGCTGGCTGGAATCGCCCAGAAATAATCTCCTCTACGAGATCCTGGGCAAGCTTCTTATCGCCCTTGGCAAGCATTAGGGCATTCATACAGACACGGTCTTCAAATCGCTCTAGGTAGCGAGTGCCATCAAATGTCTTTAGGGCGTAACTTGTGTAAAACTTGTAAGCTCCAAGGAATGTGGGGAAACGAAACTTGTGACTATATGCTTGTTTAAACAATTGCTTGATGAACGAAAAGTCATACTGGTCCAAGACATCTTTGTCATAGTATTCATTTTCTACAAGATAATCGATCTTTTCTTCTAGGCTATGAAAGAAAACTGTATTAAGATTAACGTGATCTAAAAAATAGTGCTTAGCTGCTAGCTTGTCTTTGTCAAACTGGATCTGCCTGTTTTCGTCCCAAAGGTTGAGCATTGCATTGTATTCGTGATAACTATAATTCTTGTCCATAAAGCAGCGTAAGCCTTTCTTTTACTTTGTTTACATCTTCTTGTGTGCCAAATATTTCTATCTTTGCAATGACTGGCACGCCTGTCTTTGCACTAATTAAATCTGCGGCTTTGCAAAAATGCTCACCGAAATTTGTGTTCCCAAACCCGACTACCCCCCTGAGAAGTTTTCGATTCTCTTTAACGTTTAAAAAAGATCGTACTTGTCTGGGGATTGCTGCTCTTTCTTCGCCACCTCCATAAGTAGGTACAAAAAGGACATAAGGGCTATCAACGGTAAGACCACTACCGCTGCTCCTATCAATAGGAATATTAATACCGAGGTTTCCATCATCTATCTTTTCTACGAATTTTTTTGTATTGCCAGAATAGTTTGAGAAGTAAACAATATCAATAGGTAACATCAAGTATACTCTCTTTTTATACTAAATCTAGTGGTAAGAGCTGAGAGAAAGCCGTGTATTTAGATAGTTCCGAACTGATCTAAGTAATTTCTTACGTCTTCTGTCATTTCTTTGGGTTTATAGTTTATCACATTATCAGGCAAGTCTTCAACTTTAACCTTCGGCCTGTCCCTGAAGGTGTGAACCTCTACCTCTCCAAAGTTTTCTCTAGGTGTGTGAGATATTGCACCGAACACTGCCCCGCATACTGCGTCAGCAAGGTCTTTAGAACTTTTTCTTGGGTGATCTACACGGTTGTTTTTCATAATCTTAAGTTGTGTCAACTCTTCAAACAACAAGTCAATGGCTGGAAGAGCTAAGCGGTCTTCATACATAAGCATTGCCATGTCTTCATAATGCTTTTTGGCTACTGACACAGTTGACGTACGAATCCCAACAGACTTTAGTTCGTTTTGTATATCAAAAGACTGCCATCGGTCAAAGCTGACCATACCCAGATCAAAGCCCTGCCTTCTTAGATTTTGAATCCATTGCTTTACTTCAGAAAGGTTGACTGGCCCCTCCACTTTTGGCTCCCACCAAGCTACAGCATCCACCACAACAACTGGCACAACTTGCTCATAGTCTTTCATCACCTGTATGCTGACCCACTTATCTACGTGAGCAATTGCAACGGCACACTTGTCATGCCTTTGTGCTAAGTCAGCGTGGACGTAATATTTTGTATCTTCTTTGGCCTTAAAATTTTCGTCGAATCTTCTGAAAGAATCTAGTGGGTTTCTAATAGTCATTGCTGACCGCACTTTGTCTTGTTGTTTAAAAAATGCATCCGAAGCAAATGTGGGGACACAGGCAAACCTCATCATGGCGTCACCGATGTCTGTATAGAAAGCTAGTTTAAAGTCATCTATAGACCTAGTTGGGTTTACCTCCCAAGTAGGTCTTTTAAGTGAGAACACATTTGGATACTTGTATGAAACTATCTGATCTTCATCCCAAGTTATCTCTAAGATATTCCCTGTAGAATCTTCTGGCAAGTCTGGATTCATTACATATTTGTGAGTACGTTGGATTACTTCTTTTTCCATAATAGAGTCGTCGTACTTAGTTGAAATAAAGTCTCCTGGGTAGCGAGGGAAGGATAGCAGGGCAACCTTTCCAAGATCTGGAAAACGAGAGTCTACGGTACCACGGAACGCTTTGTAGATGTTATCTGCTGTCTTACCCTGCTCGTTTCCAGTCCCAACCTCATTAGCAAAACCAGAGATCTCATCTAGAATTGCAACCATCAGGTTCAACCCCTCGTGAGACTCACGCTCAGAGTGTCCAGAGTAAACAGTAATTGCTTCGTCAAATTCAATCGAATCCATCTTAGAATAATACTTGCCAGCAAACCAGGGGGACTTTTCAATTTTAGTTTTAAATCCTTTGAAGAAAACGTTTTTAGCCTGCTGTGCATTGATAGCAATGTTAATAATATCAATGGCGTCACCTGATGGCTTGCCATAGTATCGGGCTGGATCCTTAAGGCATAGGAGCTTGTATACAAGGTATGACACAGCTACTGTAGACGTAAAGTCTTTACCGCTACCCTTGCCCAGCTGAAGAATGATTTCGTTTTTGGTAAACTTCTTGTAGTACCTGCTGCCCTCCTCAAAGCCCATGAGCTTTTGCAGATCTTCTTTTTTGTAGATCTGGCTCATGGCCTCTACAATGTCATACTGAATGTCTGATAGTGGTGGTTGCCCCAAGTAGTCTTCGCCTTCAACAAAGGTCCTAGCGTCTACCGGAGTTTCTGCAAAGGGGCTGTCCTCCAAGACCTCAAGAAAATCATCAAACATTGTGAACAATCGTTACGGTCTCGTTTAGCTTGCTAGAAGCTTCTGACAACCTTGTCATAATTTTATCTCTGACCTCTGGGTGATCAGCTGCTATGTCTTTAAGAATGCCCGTCAAGATTTCCTGTCGTCTTTCAATTTCAAGCATTTCTTCTGCAAGCTCTTTATTCTCAAGCAGTCCAGCTTTCTGAAGCATTTCAATACGCTTAGACTCGATGTCCATTACGAGCTTGATTGCTCCGTTCTTAGTCTTTAGGTCTGAAATGGTTGTGGCTTCGTCAATAACTTCGTAGGTTTGTGTGATCAGTCTACTGTAGTGCTCGTCTGCCGCCGCTAAGGCTTCTTTTGCCCTCGCTCTAATTGCGCTATTGTCTGCAGCTACAGCTTGCCACTCTTTAATTAAAGAAACAACTTTTGTCCTAGGAAGGTTTAGCTGTTTCGAAATCTTAGTTGGGTCACTGCCCTTCAAGTACTCCCCAACAACCTTATTTACAGTGTCTAGGTGCTGAACCACCTTATCTTCAGGATCGCTTGACACGTCTGGCCCTCTTTCCCTTTTGCGGAATGCGCTTTACTCTGTCTTCTTTAAAAGCGCGAAATTGCTGCGGTTTGCCACGAAACATTTCAAAGCAGTCTACCCACGTAGCACCAGTAATAGGATTCGTAGTGATCCCACGAAACATAAACTTAGTGCCGTATTCACCCTTAATCTTAATAAGGTCTCCTTCGTTAATAGCAAATCCATCAGCTTCCATGTATGGCTCTGTGGTGAACGGATTTGGCTTTGCTACTAGCTTTTTACGACGGGGCATTTTATTCCTTTGCGTGTGGTTTAGTTTCGTTTAGTGTACTACTGCTTACTCTATTGTACACTGCTTCGTGATGGAAGTCAACAAGATTATCTACCCCGGTGTAAGAGAGGGCGCTGCTGAGTCCCGATGAGAAATCATTAATTATATTATCAACGCTTCCAACGAAATCGATGGTAGTAGAGATACCCTCTACACCAGATACAACTCCTCTACCGTGCTCCTGTGCCTCCCTAGATGCC